CTGGCAATGTTTAATTGCTCATACGAATCAGACACCTTCAAGTACTTCTAGTTACTGGAAAGAAGTTTTCTTGTGGGATGACTGGGTTACTAGTACTTCCTACGCTAAGGGTGATAGAGTAAGACATGGAGCTACTGGTGAAAAAACTATTTGGAAATGTATACAGGCACATACTTCTTCAGCAGCTATAGTCCCTCCAGCCCCTGCAACAGATACGCTACGTTATAAAAGTAGTTATTGGGAAAGAGAGGATCTTTGTGGAAAAACTATGCAATCATGTAAATGTAGGTTTGGTTTTATTCCCGTTGCTGACTCAGCAAACAATGAAGCGCCTAAATCAGATAAAAACACAGCCGCAACTTTACCGTTCGGATCATTCCCTGGCACATTGAAGTTTTAATTATGATGCAATTTTTAGATGAAATGCAAGAGCATTTTGAAAAAGAGTACCCTCGAGAAGGTTGTGGAGTACTAGCAGTAATAAAGGGAAGTCTAAAATGGTTTCCTTGTGATAATGTAGCCACAGAAGAGGACGACTTTGTAATATCTTCGAAGCAGTATATAGATATATCGCATAGAGGAGATATAACAGCAATAGTACATAGTCATCCAGATGCAAGCAATGAGCCTTCTGAAACAGATATTAAATATTGCAATGCTACTGGAATACCATATTACATATTTAATTATCCTGATATGGAGTTAAATATTGTACAGCCTGAAGGCTTGCCTGCTCCTACATTGTATGGTAGAGATTACGAGTTTGGAGTAAATGATTGTTTTTCAGCGGCAAGAGATTACTATATTACAAAAGGTTTAGATATACCTTCCCGCCCTCTCTTTGAAGATGACTGGTGGGAGAAAGGTCTAGATTATTTTACCGATGAGTACATAGCTACTTGGGGTTTTGAAAAAGTTGAAGGAAATATGCAAAAAGGTGATCTACTTATTTTTACAATAAGAGCAAGTGTAGGCAACCATTGCGGAGTATATCTCGGAGAAGACTTACTCTACCATCATGCAGAAAATAGGCTATCATGCCGAGAAAATTTATACCCTTTTTGGAAAAAGTATATAACTGGAGTTTATAGATATGCAACATAGTGTTTACCTGCAAGGAGATTTAGGCGAGCGTTTCGGGAATAAGTTCACCGTACATACAGACAATTACAGAGATGTTTTTAGGTGTATAAACGCAAATCGTCCTGATTTTCTACCCTACCTGCGAAAATGTCATGAAGAAGACATTGGGTTTATTGTAGAGACTGCAGGAGAACAGATTGATCAAGAAGATCTACTACTACCTTTGAAAGAAGGTGATATTACTCTTGCTATTGCTCCTGCAGGCTCAAAGTCTGGCGTAGCAAAAATTATAGCGGCAGTCATATTGATAGTTTGGTTAGGTCCCCTAGTGTTCGGCAAAACAGGTGCTCTGGCAGCAATGGGAGAGGGCGCGGCTTTGACTATTGGACAACAAGCCGCCATAGCAGGGTTCATGATGGGAACAAACTTAGCTATAATGGGTATACAACAGCTCATGGCTCCTGACCCTGCAGTTGATCAAGATAACCCTACTAATTACATATTTTCAGGAGGAGCAAGTAATCAAGTAGAGGGTGATCCTGTACCCTTACTATATGGAGAACTCCGAGTGCCTGGAAGACCTATAGCTGTAGATGTACGTAATGGAGGAAGAACAGGCAGTAATAATGTTATACCGTCTGGAAGCGGAGGCACAACAAGCGCAGGCCAAATCTTCGATGTACCGGAAGAAGCCGCATCATACAAAGAGCCATAATTTAGGAGATTATAAGAATGCCAGCTGGACCAAAAGGATATCAAGAGTACCTAGAATCGTACAATTCACACGTAGGTGGACAACAACGTCAAACCATTTCTGTCACGGATTTAATATCTGAAGGACCGATTCAAGGTTTAGTAGACGGACAAGCCTCCATATATTTAAATGATGATAGAGCGGCCCCTCTTTCACAAGCAGCAACTTCCGCTAGACTTAGTAAAGCAACTATATCTTTAACCAATAATTCAACTACTGCCACAATATCAGATGGATCTATTGTATTAGCCGATAACGGTAAAAAGTACCTTGTAGTTAAAAAGGGCTATGGTAGCATTAATGTTACAGCTACAAATCCAAGAGTGTCTAGTATTGATGCAGCGATCCATTGTACTTTAACAGCAGGTAGCTCTTTCTTTACTACTGCAATGGTATCTTCTATTTCGAGTATCTTATCTTACGTACCTTGTACATTAGTAACTACAAGCGATAGTGATGGAGAGGACAACGAAGGGCACGGACAAGGGTTTATATCTAGGCGTACCGATACTACAGTAGCTACTTTTACGGTAGGCTCCGGCGGAGGTGGAGGTACTTGGAAGCCTTCTGGAACGTATAGTTTAGAAGTAGATAGAGTTATAGAGATTTCTAGTATTTCTGGCTCAACAGTTACTTTGGCAAGTGCATGGGCAGGTACCACAGGTTCCTACAAATATGACGTAACAGGAACTATAGTTGAGGATGTAGATACTGTTACGCAGACCCAAGTTGCAAACTACGAAGCACTAACAACTCAATTCAGAGTAGGTACTAAAAGCCAAGAACCTTTTATAGATATTGGAGGTCATGGATCTACTTCAATAAGTAATAGTCCGAGTGCAGGAGGAACAATAGAACAAACTTCTGGATACGGAGACGGCACTCAAGCAGCAAAAGTGCTTGTAGGAAGCTCCAGTGCTGGTTTTAACTTAAGTGCGGCTCAAATACAAGAAGTCGATGAAGCACGGTTTACTTGGGCATATGGAAGCGGGCATTACGCGGTTAGTGGAAAAGGCAATAATCAACCTACTTATACACAATATTCTATAACCTTTGAGGTGAAGAGACCTGGACAAAGTTCTTTTGAAAATACAGATATTTTAAATAGAGAAGTATTACATTCAGGAGAGTATGTAAATGCAGTTACATTTGTACAGAAAATAGATCTACAACAGTATCGTCCTTTTATAGACTTTAAATTAACTATAAAAAGAATGAGTAATCATACAGGGCCGGGATACAAATCTAAAGGCGAGACTTACCATGACTGGCAGGGTATATCCGCAGCGAGTATAACTAATACTACTTGTGTAATAAAAGACAAACTTAGCCACCCCTACTGTGCCATGGCAAAAGTAGGTTTTACGTCGCAACAGTTTCAAGGAATGCCAAAAAGAGGCTATCATGCCAGAGGGTTAAAAGTAAAAGTACCTTCTAACTACGTAACACGAGAAGAAAATGCAGGTGTATCAACATATACTCGAAATGTGTCTACAGGAGTAGTAACTTCGACATATCAAGACTGGGACGGAGCATTTCGACGTTTTGCTGTTTATACAAATAATCCTGCTTGGGTCTTTTACGATATACTTACTAATAATCGGTATGGTTTAGGAGACTTTTTACAAGAAGAACATATTGATAAATACATGCTGTATCGTATTGCGAGATATTGTGACGAACTAGTAGACGACGGTAAGGGTGGTACAGAGCCTCGTTTTACTTGTAATTTATATTTCCAAAAACAAGCAGATGCTTATAAAGTAGTAAAAGATATAGCAACAGTATTTAGAAGCATGGTTTATTACTTTGATGGACAAGTATCTCCTATAATAGATGCTCCTAGCGGGCCTGTGTATACTTTTACTAAAGCCAACGTGATAGATGGAGCCTTTAGCTACGAAGGTACAGGTAGTAAAACTCGAATAAATCAATGTGTAGTTTCTTGGATTGACCCTGATGCAAACTACAAGGCTTCTCCTTTGTTGGTAGAAGATAGAAAAAATATAGCAGAGACAGGAAAAATTATAAGTCAAGATTCTGTAGCTATGGGGGCTATTACCGAAGGCCAAGCTCTGCGTTATGGACGATGGAAGCTGTGGACTGCGGCCAATCAAAGAGAGATTGTATCGTTTAAAAGTTCTCTTAATTCTTCCTTTATATTGCCGGGGGATATTATAAATGTTCAGGATGCTGATCGTTACGCCACAAGATATGGAGGAAGAATATCAAATTCTGGAACAACTAGATCTGTTAGTTCTATACCTTTAGATAGTTCTGTTACTTTAGCTGCGGGCAGTACTTATACACTAAGTGTTATATTCGACCAACCTGGTGCATTTGCCACAGAGACTGTAACTATTAATGGTACAGTTTATGCTAAAGGCGATTTAATAAAACAAGCTTATATAGACAGTAATGGAAACGGGACTTATACTCTTCAAGATATTAATACTGAAGAAAAAGCTGTAAACGCAAAAGCAACTTCAGGTGGAACAGACGCTTTAATTCTTAACTGGGCAGATACTCATAGAATAGAAACTGAAACTGTAACTACATCTTCAGGGACTACAAATACTATAACTGTACAGTCTGCATTTAGTGAAGTACCGAATGCAGAGGCTATGTGGGTTCTTACGGAAACTACTGCTGGAGGCTCAGAAGTTAAAGGATCTGCAAAACAATACAAAGTCCTTGCTGTTTCTCAAGGTGCAAATAGTGAATACTCTTTTACTGCAGTAGAGCATTATGATGAAAAATTTGCAGCAGTCGATGAAGATTTTACTACGTTTGTAGCAGATACAGTTTATCCTGCTGTTAGGTCTCTCGATACCGTGCCTCCCGTAAAAGACGTTAGGTCGCGAAATACACCAGAGTTTGCTGGAAGAGGAGGGGCTCTGCGAATTTCTTGGACTCCTCCTGCGAATGTCGGAGAAGTACTGGGTACGTATGAACATTTATCAGGATATGAAATTGTTCATAATTTTGATAAAGTAAAAAATCCTATAAGAGTTATGGATCCTAATACAACCAGCATTCTTCTTCGAAATCTAACAGTTGGAACTTATAGTGTTGCAGTAAGAGTAATTAATACTCTGAATAATGTTTCTGAGCCAGTAATTATAAAAGTACACGTTAGTAATAATCATAAAGACAGAGATATTCCTAGACTAGTAGATGACGTACCGGTTGCTGGTACTACAACAGTAGGCTATACTGTTGACGGAAACACTTTTAAAGCAAAAAGATCTGGGTATGGAATTAAGCACCCAGGAAGCGATTCTTCTTGGGTAAATAATACAAATACAACCGCTACAGCATGGCAGCAAGATTGCAGTGATTTGCCAAATATAACATGGTCAGAAAGTGACAGAAACAGTGAAGGAGAATTCATTGTAGAACATGCTTATATACTAATGGATTTTAGTGATGCTACTGATAGATTTAAACTTTTAAAATACTACAAACCTACAGGGTCAGGTACTGCTCATTGGTATGATACAGGTACGGGTAATACTACTAATAGGTTTGGAAGTGCTTTAACTGGTACATTTACTAAAGCAGCAGAATCTTCAAAAGTTACGGGATCAGGTACAGCATTTACTACCCAAATTGAACAAGGAGATGTTTTAAAACTCGGTAGTGAAGAAATAAGAGTTGCTGCAGTAGAGAGCAACACTGTACTATATTTAGAAGTAGCTACCGATACTGCACATAGTAGTGTTTCAGGTTTTATTCCAAATATTCGTATTGACTACACCAATGATGTAATAATTGCTAGAGTTTATAAAACTTCTAGTGGTTTAGTGTTGGCAGAAACTTATTCACAAATTGATGCAATGCTTAAACCTGCAGGAGACTATATCGAAGCAGGTGGTGTCACTAATGACGAGATGGGCCCTGATTCTGTTGGTAATGATGAAATTGCCGATAATGCTGTGGGCGAAGATCAGATAAACGTATCTAGTGTATCTGCTATCTCAGCAAATCTTGGAAGTATTACAGCAGGTACTATGCGAAGTAATGTAACTGATTATATTCCAGATGCAAATGCTGCGCCCTCTGGGGATGAGAATGGTGCTTTTATTGATCTAACTGCAGGAAAATTTGTTTTTGGAGATGCAAATGAGTATATTCTATGGGACGGTTCAAATGTAACTATTTCTGGAGCTACTATTTCTGGAGCTTCTATTTCAGGGGGTTCTGCTGATGTAAATGCTACTATTACTGTTAAAGAAGATGGAACTACTCGACTAAGTTCTGCCGGTATACTGAACTGTACCACTGCTTTAGATGTATCAGCCTCAGGTGCTCAGGCTACTATATCTCATTCTAATATATCAAGAAGTGATGCAACTAGTAGTGCTTCTCCTTCTGCAGGTTCAACTTTTACGGCTGTAGACAGTGTTACTACTAATTCACAAGGCCATGTAACAGGTATAAATGTTAAAACAATTACTATGCCTGCTGGTGCAGCTGCAAATGATGCTACAATAACTTTCTCTGCCGGTACGTATTTGGGCGGTGGAGGAGCCATTACCGTAAACCAGTCGAGTAATGAAACCATAACATTTAATCATGATAACACAAGTCGCACTGATACTACTAGTTCCGCAAGTCCTGCTCATGGGAGCACGTTTA